GCTTTGTTTCTTCTTTTTCTCGTTGGTCGTCAAAACTGAATCTCTCCCATCCGTGTCTCCAAGGGTCAATGTTAAATCTTTTTCTATATTCATCTCGGTCCTTTAGTAGTAAATACTGCCCGTAAATTGCAATACCTAGCGCAAAAAGAATTGATGCACCAATAAAGAAACCTATAATAGTTTCAATCATATTATATTCCTGATAGTAAGTATAAATTTGCAACATTATGTGTTCACTATAACATTATTGTTATTATAAATCAAACTGATTTTGACCAATTGTATCAATGATCGGGTCTGATATAGATATTTTACCATTAAATAGTCCNTATCTTGTAGTTTCGGTAACTAACTGATATCCGTCAAAATGAATTACTTTTTCATTTGTATCTTTTTCTAAGTGAGTTTTTAACTCTGAAAGACTACTCCATTTCAATTTTTTGGGTATGTAATGTTTGGGTTTCATTTCCACCATTCTTCCCAAGGAAAAACAATCCACGTAGGATCTTCTAATTTGTTGATTTCTAACCCAGTATATGAAACTGATTTGTAATCGCTGGCTTCGTTGTTAACAATAGTAGCAAACTTAACAGTATTATCCCAAATGCTCATCCAAGCATATTCTTCGTTTGACATACAACTGCTTTGCCAGTCTTGTTTAATCCATTTGATAGTTTCACCACTGTCATTGATATCATCAACAACTAAAATATTTTTTCTAGCATCAATATCCCACCTTGATTTATATGTTTTTTGATCTTCGTATGCAATATATCCAAAAGCATCTTCAGCCATCCAACAGTTTGTTTCACAATCGTTATTATCTCTTAACGAAACTTTAAGTGTTTGCATTGGTACATTAAGATAGTGACTAATCATTAACGCAGGTACTACTCCCCCTCTAGTAATACCAACTACATAATCAGGCTTAAAACCATCTAACGCAATTTGCCTAAGAATGTCTTGTACATAATGCTCAACATCGGCATTAGTTAAAAATGTTTTTTTGTCTATTTTTTTCATCATCAAAACAATTCTTCATTCCACTCGCGATGTCCTTCGCGATATGCCATATTTGCCTGTGTCTCGCGAACTTCTACACGATAGCACCAAAGGCGCTCGGCTTCAGATGGTCCCCACATGTCAGGAATATAAACACCGTTAATGTAACGATAAATTTGATCTGCTAATGATTCGCAACCTAATTTAGGCAAGATATTTAATTTAGCCAATCCTTTTTCTGACAACATTTTAAAAGTTTCGATTTCGGGGTCGTCTTCAGCAACTAGTAACGTATGATCAAATTGGTCTTCTAGCATTTCTTTCAACTCTTTTAAGCCACCGTAATCTGCGGCCCAGTTTCTGAAATCTAAGTCGTTTGTACCAAAATAAAGTTTAATAGAAAAACTATATCCGTGAATTAAATTACAATGCGAGTCTGCTCGCCATTGACGATACGCGCAAGGAAACGCATCAACATATTCTTTTGTACTGGTGTACTTATATTGTACTGGTTGATATTGTGTCATCTTTTATCTCCTAAGTTTAGTGTGGCGGCAGAATTTTATTAGAGGGGTGACGCCAAGACCTCTGTTAAAGATTACTTTTTTAATTTGTTCCAAAATTCGTTTTTATAATGCTCATCTAGCCATTCACTTTCTATACTGCCAAAATCAGGTGCATCTTTCAAAACTTTTTGTAAATGAAAATATAATTGATACAGGTCTTGTTTTACATGCCAAGAAGTAAAACCATCATTATACGAACTATTCATCTCTGCGCTGGCTTTGTTAATTTGCTGATAAGCATCAACAAGCGTTGGTTTTTGATAACCCATAATTAACCTTCCATTCTAGCAAGACTTAAAAATTCATTTCTAGCGGCTGGATCACTTTTAAAACCTCCACCTAATCTAACGGTTACAGTTGAACTGCCAGTGTCTTCTACACCCCTAGACTTAACACACATATGGCTTGCATTGATTAATACTGCAACATCGTCAGTTTCTAAAATATATTGCAATGCGTGAAAAATTTGTTCAGTAAGTCTTTCTTGAATTTGCGGTCTTTTTGAAAAGTATTCTACGATACGATTCATTTTAGATAAACCAAGAACTTTGTTTTTAGGAACATAACCAACAGTTGCTACACCGTCGATTGCTACAAAATGATGTTCGCAGTTTGATTGCACATTAATATTGCGCTCTACAACCATTTCGTTGTATTGCATTTTGTTTTCAACTGTTGTGCATTTGGGAAATGCTTCGTGATCAAGTCCCCAAAAGATTTCGTTTACTGCCATCTTTCCCCAACGCTTGGGAGTTTCCATTAGACTATCATCGTTCAAGTCTAACCCAAGTGTTTTCATGATTTCAGTAAAATGATCTTCAATAATAGCGATTTTTTCTTTACGCTCAAGCAAAGAAGATTTTGAATCTTGAGGAGTTTCAACTCCCATTTTGACTAGATATTCGTGGACTTTTTGACCCAGTTCGGGATCGGTTTTTGTTTTATTATAACTCAATTTTAGCTCCTTCCTTACACGGATTGTTGTTATAGTTTGTCACCGTTGTGTGACATAAGTATTTATCATACATATAATAATTACACAATTTACTTACACCTATTTGTTAAAACATTCAAATTATTCTCCTACTGTGTTTGTTTCATATACATCATTGTACTGTCGATTGACTTGCACAAACGTGGTTCTTTTNCTTAATTCTTTTAATGATCGNGCTCCAACGTATGTACAAGTNCTCCGAACNCCCCCAAGAATATCTTCGACAACATTCTTAACTGGTCCTTTATATGATACCTCAACCACACGACCTTCACTACTTCGGTAATTTTCAAATGAATCACCTTGAGCGGCTTTTGAACTCATGCCATAAAATTTAACAGTACCATTAACGACAGCACTCGTTATACCTTCATCACAACCTGCTAACATGCCACCAAGCATTACAAAGTCAGCCCCTGCACCAAACGCTTTGGCAACATCACCAGGGCTTGTGCATCCGCCATCGGCGATAATATGACCACCAAGACCGTGTGCGGCATCTGCACATTCGATAACAGCACTTAGTTGTGGATAACCAACGCCCGTTTTGATTCTTGTAGTACATACTGAGCCATTGCCGATACCAACTTTCACAATGTCAGCACCGCGAAGAATTAATTCTTCGGTTACATCTGCTGTTACTACATTGCCCGCAACAATAGTAAGGTGTTTCCATTTTTCACGAAAATATGTTACTGTGTCGAGAAAACGTTCTGAATATCCATTCGCTACATCAATACAAATCATATTAACATGCGGATTTTTGTACAACATTTCTTCAAGATTTTTTCTGTCTTGTTCTGAAACACCCGTGCTTAAGATAACACCTTGGTTTTTGTCAGAAATAGTTTTGTAAGGTTCTTTGTTTAAATCTTTACACAAAGCAGTTGATAAACCATGTTGACTTAGTTCTTGTGCCATTTCAAGAGTTCCTACACCGTGCATGTTTGAAGCAATGATAGGAATGCCATTGTAAGTTTGACCACTGTTGCGAAAAGTGTAATCACGAACTAAATTTACGTCTTTTCGACTACCTATTGTACTGCGCTTTGGTCTGAACAAGACATCACAATAATCTAACTTTAGATCACGTTCAATTCTCATTAAAATTTTGCCTCTCTTGTATGTTTCCGATAGTCATTTTGAACTCTTAACAAATGCTGACCCTTGCCTTCTAAAATGTCACAAATTCTATCAACAGTTCCGCTAGTGTGATCGCTGATTTTGCCCACATTAGAATGTTGCTTATCTAATAAATTTGTTAGTTTATTGATCGCATCTCCAATAGACCACGGCACATACAATCTTTCATGATCATTGGCAAAAGTTTCTGGAAAACTGCGATATGCAGGAAACAATACATTGCATCCCAATGCATCTCCTTCACTTACTGTATTGCTTACCCAGTCTTGTAAAGCACAGTTAAAGACAACTCTAGTGTCATTAAGCAGTAAGTAATAATCGTTTTTATCTAAGTTTTCATATACTTTAAGTTTGCCTTGTGCTTGAAGTTGCCGCGTTCTTTCCATATACGAATCATTATTACTACGCAGTTCTGCACCTGAAAACACAGCAAACTCTACATCTGAGTTGGGATTTTGTTTGAACCATTCTTCAATCAAATCCATATAAAAATCAGGTTGTTTTTCTTGATCCCAACGTGCAGAAAAGGCTACTCTGTTTTTTCGTTCGTTAAATGGTTTAATACTTTCGCCACTGTTTGTTAATCGATTGCGAACTTCGTTTTTGCTAAATGCTAAACCAGAAATGTTGTATACAGGAACTTCCCAGCCTGCAACTTTAATATGTGCTACCATTTCTTCGCTTGTAGCAAGAACACCATCTACTACTTTGCTAACCATTTTTTCGTACAAACTCATCCAGGGATACATTCCCCATACATGAACAAAATCATCTGGATCAACAGTTTGCGCTAAACAACGAACATAAATTCTTGGACGCATATCTTCTGACACTTGATCTAAAATATAAGGCAATGATTCAAAGCCGGGCTGAAACATGTCTTCAAAAAAGATAACATCTTCGCCAGTGACTTCGCCTTCTCGCATCATTTTAACTAGATTCATCATTTGGCTCATACTAAAGTATGATCTTCCATGTGCATCTAGTACTTGCCCTGTTACAATTTGCTTGCTCGCATCAAGTGTTTCTCCGGGAACGATTTCAAAATCAATTCCACGCTTTTCAAACACTTCGGTATTCCAGTCTGTTAACTGAAGTGTATACCTTGCATTGTAGGGTTCTAACCCCATGTAAAACAGTTTACGCATATTAATTTCTCTTTCTATACTTAGGCCTAGAATCTTGGTCCCAATTATTTTTTACTGGTTTACCTGCAATGTGTTTCAAATACTGACGATAAATGTAACTTCTTTGAGCATACAAATCGCGCTCGTTGAAAACGTGCCCAAACTCTCGACAAAAATCTCGATAACTGTCTAAATCATCAAAAATTTTATCTGCTGTTTTAGGGATATTATTATTTGATCTTGCCATTGTTATAACTCCTAATTAAACGGATAATGTTAAAGTTTATTGTAATAGATTGTTGCACCGTTCTCATCGTCTTCACTTACAGTAATTTCGATGTTGCGGTCAGGATAACGACTAGCGATTGCATCGTACAGTTCATCACTAATCATTTCACAACTCTTATAATCAAGTTCTAGTGTTCCTTGATATAAGTTTTGCAACCATCGTTTGAATTGTATAAATTCAATATCGCGGTCGTTGTGAAATACTTCAATTCCCACTTTAAAGTGAAAAATATGTCTGTGTGGATGACCCAAAAAACTAACATCATACTCATCGTTAGTTTTTAAATTTGGGTCTGTAAGCGCGGCTGGATAACAATGGATTCCTTCGCGTTGAAATTTTACCCAAATCATGCGAATCGCTTGGTGCTTAATTTTATTACGCATTTCTAATAATGCCGTTTCGTGATTTAAAGATGTTATCGTTGACATCGTATAGTCTCTATTTTGTTAATTGTAATGATATATTAAATTGTGTTTATAATCAATTAAAATGGTTATTTACTCAGTTACACTAGAACACAAGTTAAAATGCTGGTCCCCAGGCAAAAGATACCAGTGACCATCTTATTCCCCATTTGATTGATATTACCCTATGAGAAAAAAAACTTGGAAAAACAATTGCAGTTCCAATAGTTTTGGGTGTATTTTTCCCCTCAACTATTAAATCTCCCCCAATATATTCATTTTCATTTGATAGTTGAACTATCATAGTCAATTTACGATCTATATTTCCTTGAACACATTTGTAATGGTCAGTGTGATTATTAAAATATCCACTAGAAAACGAATACTTTTTGAGTGCATATGGTTCTACAAAATCAACCCTACTATCAAAAAACATAATAGCATTTTCCCATACTTTTCCTAAAAAAGAGTGAACGAAATCTACATGTTCAATTTTAGACACTTGGTTGCTTTGATCTGCGTTTTTGATCACCTGACTTTTATGTTCTTCACCATAATTAGTTAGTTCTTTAGAAACTTTTTGAGTTAGTGCATTTTCTTGCAAAAATATTTTTGTAAGGTCTACTCGAAAATCAGGAACAGTTTTAACAACAGGAATCATTCTATAATCTCCCTCATAGCATCATCGCTATCCTCAAACTCATCGTCTGGCTCATTTGTTTCTTCCCCAGAAGTTTCAAATAACTGTTCAAACATAGTTAGAGAATTTACAGATTTTTTGCCGCTATATCCTTGACCTGCTTTCATTTGTGTCCAAAATGCGCTATGATGGTCTATCAGTGCCAAACTTTTTTCTCTGTCATTTAACGAAAAGATTTCGTCAACAATAGAACCAAAACTAATATCATCAAAAGGATGAATAATCATTTTTGGTTTGACACCTTGTTCGTATCTGCGATTTGCTTCTTGTACTGACCAAATGTGTTGATAAACATTGTGTGCTTGTAAAAGAGTATAAGAAAGTGTGTCCCAGCTTGTTTTTGTTTCTTTGCCATGTTGACCAATAAAACCATGCCCTCGATAACACAAGTCTTTAAGAACCATATTTTCTGTTATCGGGCTGTCTGTAAACATTTCGTGAATACCATCTTGCAAAACCGCATCACTGAATTTTCTAGTATCATTGGCGTAGTCTTTATTTTCAGCAGTTTTTTCCATACTATAAGTCCACTTTTTATCGTGTTCGATTTGTGTGTTAAAGTATGCTAAACCTTTTGCCGCCGAAAAGAAAGGCGATGCGCAATCAAAAGTAATTTTTAAATTTGGATTATGATATTTTCTAATTGCTCGTTGAATATCAGTAAACAACACCGCGTATTCTAAAATGCTAGTGCCCAAACAATGAACTAAGTCATGTTTGCCTGGCTCTAACAATCCATCATGAATAATATTAACTAGTCTACGCAACATTAAATGAATATCAATTTTATTTTGACCACCAAATGCCCAGCCATTAAAATGATTTTCTGGATAAATATTTGGGTCACAATATCTTTTCATTTCTTCATACCACTCATCACTTTGAGTGTGAGTTAGTCCTTGAAGAACATTTAAAAATTTACAGTTGCCATTGCGATTTTGAATAAAATATTCGTTGTTGATATGTGTTGCGCTTCTAGCATCGTCAATTGTGCTAATGCCATGTTTGTCATACAAATGTTGATTTCTTACGGTTTGCGATGGAACATCTAAGCACATGCCATAATCCATATACTCATCCATCCATCTAAGAACAAGTTCTCGTTGCTTTTTGGCTTTGGGACAATTGGGGTCTTTCCAGTCAGCGGGCCATTGCCCTTTCATAATTTGAAACCCACCAGAATCACCTAACATAAAAGTTCCGGCTTCACGCTTGCGTATAATAGATTCGCTTGGATTATCTGTAGTAGTGTCTAAGTTAGCGTGACCTGCCGAGTACAAACCCCACTTATAGTTGTACAAACCCTCACTGCTGTTAAGAAAGTTTAACTTTTCTACACTACCGCCGAACCCTTGAGGAATTCTTGATTGATCAAAATATTCTTGACCTTCGCGTTGTCTGCCTAATCCTGAAATAAAAAAACTAGATACTGCTGGCAAAAACAATGCCCAATCATCATTGTGTTGATCAGTTAGATTCGCTTGTGTCATCTTTTACTAACTCTAATGTTAAGTCTAAGTTTCGTTTGGCTTCTCGTACAGAAGGATATTTTTCTATTAGTTCATTTAATTGTTTTTCTTCTAACATCTTTTTTCTTGCCCAATCTATAACTTCGGCAGTGTCTTCATTATATTCAAGTCTTACAGTAGGATCTATTCTATGCCATTTACCTGAATTATCACAAACTTCAAACTCTGCTGTAGAGCCGTTCCATCTTACTGTTCCTGAAATATTGGGTAATAGATGTTTGTTTTCAACTTGCCAAACAACGGGTCTAGTATGGCTTGTTATTCTGATCATTTTGCTTGTGCAGGCAACAAGAATTGATAAACTGCTAGACCACTGTCTACTGTAATTTCAGTAGCACCTTGATCAGAAATTTTAATTGTTTTGTCACCGGGCAAATCCATAATAGATAAAAAGACTTTTACCGGCCACATCCAATTTTTTGATAATGTTCCTGTTACACCAGGATGAAAAACAAAGTTTCCCGAATGAGTTGATGGATCACCAAAAAAGATTTTCAAATCTCCATTGTCAGTTTTTGTAGTAAAGTTAAGTTCTTCTGCATTTGCTGATGCTTGCTTTTTAAGACGCATAATACCAGCAACCGTAGGTTCAAACTCAACGTTCCAAGCAGTGCCTTTAAAAGTAACATTACGAACTTTGTCTTCGATAATACTTTTTGACATCAACCGATAGTCGTTAACAAAATCTCCCGCACTTGTTTCAAAGTGAATTGCTGTTGGGACATCTTCACCATCTTTGTTTGTTCTAGTAACATTAATGATTGCATTTTCATCATAATCGTCAAATGACAAAATTGTTTTTAACTTAGACAAGTTGGGCATACCAAATGTACCAATAAACTCTGCAACCGGAGTTTTAAACTTACCATTTACAACAACAGATTTATCCTCTGCAATTGCTGAAATTTCAGTTTCTTGATCAGTGCCAACTATCTTAACGAGTTCGATTACTCCTAAACCCATAGTGTGTTGAATTAAGTCTTGTAAATTGTCTTTCATTTAATTTCCTTTTAAAGTATTTAGGTATGTTTACTATGTATAATAATGGATTTTATTGCGTAAGTCAATGATTGATTTAACCAAAGTAAAAATTATTTTAATGTTGTTACTTGAGCACAGTAAAGGGGTTGATCGCCCATGTTCCCCGCTAAATGCCAATCATTTGGACCAAAACTAACCCAGTCTCCTTGTTTCCATTTAACATAAGGCTGATCTTGAACTTCAAAATAATGTCCTTTTTTCCAATCTTCTAAAAAAATAAGAAATCTGTTTATGTCACCATCACCAAATTCTTCTTTGAGTTTGTAATGCTTATCTAAATGATTTGGTATAGTGTTTCCTGGATCAATTCTTATGACGCTTACTACATGATTTTTAAAGTTTTGGGGTACCTTATCAGCCAAATCATGTATATAACTTGGTGATTCTTCAAACATTTGCCAAACACTGCTATTATGTTCATTGTAGTATTTTTCTAATGCGTCATATTGACGATAGCAAGTTTGACATTCACTAAAATTGATTTCATCTAAATCAGATTTGAGAATTTTAAAATCTATATGTCCAAAGTTAATCACAATAACTCTCCAATGTTCCTCTTCTACGCAAATCTAGTGTAGTACAATGTATTCCCCCAGCAAGTGTCATGGCATGCCTAAACTTAACTGGTACAGAAGTTATATTATATTTTTCTAGTTCTCGCATTAAAGGTTCTTGAGCACTATCACAAATAATAGTGTTTTCATCTACACTAAGAATGTTTAATCCTATGTATGGACTACATGGCGAATGATAGCCGGGAACTTTACATCCTTGAGCGATACAATCATCAAAGTAAATTTTGTCCCAGTTTTTAAATATTTCAGGGCAATTGTCTGGCGTAACTCGACTACCATTTAATAATACTAATCCAGGTCTTAAAGGAATTATCGTGCTGTCAAAGTGTGCATAACTGTACAGTTCACTGTAATGCAGTCTATAGCCCATTGGTTCTAAAAGACGTTTAAGCCATCTAAATCCTTTCATGTTTCCGCTATTACTAACTTGATAAAGTAAATCTCTACCAACGCGAACAATATTTGGCGCATCAAAACAAATTTCTTTGTCTAATAAAGTGCTTCTACCCCGTACGTCACTTTCGATGTCATATAAGTCATCTAATAGTCTGGGTTTGGGGGCACTAAACCATAGTGCATCATCTTCAAACGCTTCATATAAAATATCATCATAAAGCCTAGTTTCAAAATACCTTGAACGTGTGGGACTTGGTGTTTCAATAAGCATATCGCCAAGAGGCAAAATCAAATCTCTAGGGCACCAACTATACCAACCTTTGCTTTTCCAGTCTAGTGTGCTAAACTCGTTATCCCAATCAATGATTTTTGGTCTATGGACTTTAACGTTCATAGATTCAAGCACATCTACCAATCCTTGAATGTCTTCGTTGGCTTCTTCAATAACCCAGTCGGGAAGAGGGCCTTCCATGTCTTTGATTTCGTCCCATGTTTTATCAGCATAACTAAAACTATGCTGAGACCTGTCAAGCGTTACTCTGGCATGATGAGCATGCCCAACAATAATTTCTTCCAATGGATCCCAATCGTTATGAGTGTTTACTATCATGTTTTTAATCCTTCTTTTTTTGCTCTATTGTCCCATACTCTAGAAAAACATAATCTATTTGTTTTATTTCCCCTAGAATATTCTGGATATTGATTGTTGATATCTATTCCAAATATATAACAAGGACTAGGAACTAAGTTTAGTTCTTTGCATAGTTCAAGTTGTTTTGGTCTATATTTGTCAAATAGTGTTCTTGCAGGAAAAGATTTCATTAATTCTGTTCCAATAAAAACGCTACAAAAATTCAAATAATTATAATTGTCTTCGTTGATTACATATAATTGATCTTCAAATTTTTGTTTTTGAAGTCTTATTCCTACTCTATAATTTTCTATCGGCAGTGCCTTACTTAAAGAACTTACAATATATTCTATGCATTCGTGTTCTAAATTAATTGTTGTGTTAAGTGCTTCTTGATTTGTTAGATTTATAAATGCCATATCTAACATAACGGGAACTTGAAGTTTGTCGCATTCACACAGCATTTCTTCTAACTGATCGGGTACTGAGCCGGTATCAGAAAAAGGAACACTAATCAAAACGAAATCGTTTTCTCGAATTTTGTCTTCATCTAACCAAGCAAAGTTATCTTGATACCAAAGATTTTTCATCATTTGCTGATAAAAATATTCTCCTTTTGCTAGTCTTAATCTTTTTTTATTGCCATATCTTAAATAAAATTGTGCAAAACTCTCAGTAGTTCCATTTGTAACACAGCAATTATTATAAAGATCGGTTCCCGAAAAATCAAAGTCGTTGAACATCCAATCTTTAAAAGTAGCAAAAAAATCTTCTTTTAATTTTTGTGTTAACTTTCTATTACCCAAGTCAAAATTAGAAAATTCTCTTAGCAATTCATCTCGTTTTTTGACAACATCTGCATCATGAACACTCCAGGCACCTCCGTATACTTTTGATTTATTATCAGGAATTTGTGTATGAGTTGTCATACTTCATCTCCCAGTGCTTCACTAATACAAACTCTAAAGTTATCAGGTATTCCTCTGTTAAAGTGAGAATGTCTTTCTTTATCTCCTAATCCAAAAATAACAGTGTCGGTTTGTTTTAGATTTTCTTGCACACAAAGTTCGTTGTATTTGGTTTTGTATTTGTTCCAGTTCCAATCTGGATCAAACTGATTCATATAGTAAACGCCTAGGCTCATACTGTATTTGTTATACATTTTTACTTCGTTTAGCATGCTAATACCATCGTCAACATATTGTTTTGTAAATCTAATTCCAACTCTGTGATTTTCTAACGTATAAAAAGATTTGCTTAGACTAAATGCTACTTCATCAACACAAGGATACTTATTTAAATCAATGTGAATATTTTTACTAATTCCCCAATAAGCTAAATCTAATAAAACCGATATGTTCATTTTACTACAAAACTTTAAAATAGTATCGAAATCTGGGTGAACACAACCCAAATCGCTAAAGGGAACGCTGATAATCATAGCATAACTTTGGTCTTTAGACACTGCTTTTTCTAAATCATTTACATTCGAATAATCAATGTACTTAAATTTATTAAATTTGGAAATACAATGATGGTACTGAAAGTCTCCTCTGAGGGTAAGGATAGTCTTTTTAGAATTTTTTATTACAAAGTGATCAAAGGCATGACTAGTGCCAGCAATATAATCGAAATAACCAAACGCTTCTAGACCCTGAATACTTTTTAATTGTGTATTGTTAATCCAAGATACCCATGCATCTTTATAATGATCTAAAGATACTTCATTAAAAGAAAAGTTATTATAATAATTTTTAATTTCTTTGTCGGGTATGGGTCTTGCCCCTCTCAGCGTATTCACATTACTCCTCAAATGGCAATTTTTCTTTTTTAGATATAGCAAAGTTTTTATATGTAAGTGCCTTTTCTAAATCTTTTTCTGTTCGCATAATCATGTATTCATTAGCAAAGTGTATTTCTTTTCCTAAGTCAATTGCTTTTTTTAATAACTCATCAGTAATAGAATACATGCTAAAAACTACTATACAATCAATATTCTGTTCTAGTAAGTGCTCAAAAATAGGCAAATGCGTTAAGTATTCATTTTCAAATTGGTAACCGCTTAGTTTAATTTGTTGCTGCCCAATATAGTGCTCTATCGTACAACGTTGTGCATGTTTTCCTATGTGAGCATCGAAGTGACTATTATGAGATAAATAACCGATATAAGTTTTATTATTATCTGGCTGAGGTGTATCAACATAATCTCCTGGAAGCCTAAAGAATGCTCCTGGATACCTTCTATGATACTCTTCGCCTTCTATCAAAACATGCCAATCGATTGCAAGCCTAGTAATGTCAGTGGTATTTTCGACATTACCATGAATATGTTCTTGAGCAAACAGATGCGCTTGCCCCGGCTCTAATGTTACTGGCCATGCATATTTTAAACATTCTGTTTCAAACTCTTCAACAGACCATTTGTTGTCAATAACTTTTTTAGTCAAATCTCTACTTTCTTGTAAATCTACTACCCACATAGAATTTGACTCGTAGCATTTTGTTAGGGGCATCCAAATAGTTCCTTGCCCTCTTCCATTGTCATAAAATATTCCTTGATGAAATGGAAGTCTTCTTCCTAGCCTGCTTTGGTTTGGTACTACTAGATTTAGTGTAGGTTGTCTTTTTACTAAATATCTGGATCCCCCGATTAAAGGAGAGATGTATTCTTGTGCGAAATCATCGATAAGTTTGCTCATGTGCTCAGTTAAAAAACTATCTGAAACTAGTTTTGTTGCATCTGAGATTTGTTCCCGATCTAAAAATAAATGTATGTGTTCTAAAGATTCTACGTTGGGATACTTCTTTTGAATGGTTTCAAGAATCAAACTGGGCCAGTTATATTTTTTAAGATCATAGTCTAAAGTAGAGTTGTTAAAGTTCTTTTGTAAATATTGGTTCATTGCATGCCTCATTAAGGATCAAGTTTTAAAAACTTATTTAGTATATCTTGAATGAACCATTTTTTTAATTTTATTCTTAGTTCGCCATTTGGATTTATCATTAAATCTTTATTGTGTTGAATTTTTTCTATTAAAATTTTAGAATTATCAAAAATGACTTCTTCTCTGAAATCATTCAATTGATTTATTACATTATAGGTAAACAAGTGCCTGCTATCATTTTCCAACGATCTGTAATCGAAAACTTCTTCAAATAATTGGAATCCTAAAATCTTTTTAAGAAAATTAGTATGATATTTACCGTTGCTCATATCAACGTTGCCTACGATAAAAATATGTCCATTTAAGATAGGCTGAACGGTTTTTTCGGAAATAATGTGATTAAAGGTTTTAGTTCTGGGTACTCTATTGTGGATACATACTGTTTCTGGGTTAGGGTTCTCATGACTAAACCCAAGTCCCTCTGCTAAATATCGAGAATCCCACGAACAACACCCATTTTCAGTTATTAAAGAAATGTGACTTTCTGTATAAATTATATTCGGATGTTTCAACTTCATCATTCCTACTAAAGAAATCGCATTTCCTTGAGTATCATACATTGGATCATCTTCTAATTGCATCAAAGGAAAACATTTGGTATTATTAACATCTGCACATGCAAGATAATCTTCTGTAGGATAAAGTTTTTCATAACGTTTTGTTTTTTCTTCTTCGATGCGCTGATTGTTTTTACTTATTACATGTGTAAGAGATTCTAGGTCAGCTTTTTTTCTATCCTCGATCTCTGTATAGTTTATTGGTCTGTAAGAAAGAATACAGCCAGGTTGTTTTTCTGGATGATGTCTGTTTTTAAAATATTTTTGTATTGTATAGTGTGTGTGATATTTGTCTTGTGACCACATCCTAGACAAATGATTAAAGATATGTCCTTTTTTTGATGTTAAATAATTACAATTTTCGTAACAATGTGTTTCTACTGACATTTTAAAAACAAAAGGGCTTAATAAAAAAAATGGATAGAAAACTATGTTGCTTGAATGAAAATTTAACTTTGGATTTCCTAAAAATACTAATAGCACATTAGGAAAATAGTATTTTAATTTTGGTAATAAATTTATCGTTTCAACTGTGGGGGCTTCTGTCGTGGAAACTACAATAGATTTTTTAAATTTTTTACTAGCTATTTCTACAATATTATGAAATGCTTTTGCTTGCTGACTATCTACTTCTATGATAGGAATAACACTTGGGTCTTTAATGTCATTGGTCCATTTATAATTGATGCCTAAGATAGACATCATATCGTGTATTACTCCAGTTCTACCCCAAAGTCCCGAAGAATAATTACCAATCTTGCTATTAAGATCATTAAAAAGCAACTTATTTCCGGGCACCGTGTCGTAGTATAATTTGTACATTTTAGAAACTACGAGTCCATTTCTAAAAACTTATCTAATAAATCTTCAACAAACCATTTTTTTAATTTTTGTCTTAGCTCACTATTTGGGTTTGCCATTAAATCTCTGTTATAATGCAGTTTTTCTCCCAGAACTCTAGCGTTATCAAAAATAACTTCTTCTTTAAAGTCGTTTAATTGTTCTATAACCTTAGCAGTCGTTAAAAACTTGTTTTCGTTTTCTATATCTTGGTAATCAAATACTTCTTCAAATAACTCAAATCCCAAACAACGTTTTAAAAAATCTGTATTATAACTACCATTTATCAAGTCGGTATTCCCAACAATAAAAATTTGCTTGTTTAAAATAGGCTGAACAGTTTTTTCCGATATGAAACTATTAAAAACCGTTGTAGGGGTAGATTTGCTTTTTTCTTTTATAGTTAATGGGTTAGGATTTTCATGACTAAATCCAAGACCTTTTGCCAAATAAGTGCTATCCCATTCACCGCACTCAATTTCAGTTACTAGTGCGATATGACTTCTTGAATAAACTCCTATAGGGTGTGCAAGGTCCCGCATCCCTACATCAAGCATTTTGCCTTCGCTATCATACATCGGATCATTATCTAATTTCAACCACTTATAATGATCTGGGTGTTTTGGGTCCGCTTTGTTTATATAGTCTTTGGTGGGATAAAGTTCTTTGTACAGCCCTCTTGTTAATGGATCATCTCCTCTTTTATCATTCTCAATAGCTAGATATTTTAAACCTTCAACGGCCCTTTGGTGCCTATCTCCCGCATCGCCAAGAAAGTTAATAGGCCTATATGATAGCATTGCCCCATATCCACGATCTTTATCATATTTTCGCTCAAAATGATTCATAATCGTATAGTGAGTATGATATTTTTCTCTTGCCCACATTCTAGATAAATGATTAAAGATATAAGGCTTTGATGAAGTTAATCCATTGCAGTTTAAATGATTGTGCAACTTAACTGAGATGTCAAAAATAAAAGGCTTTAGCAGATAATAAGGATAAAAAACCATATTACTTGATTTAAAATTAAGTTCAGGGTTACCTCCAAAAGTTATAAGAACGTTGGGATGTAACTTTTGTAAACTGGGAAGTGCCTCTATTGTTTCCATACACGGTTGTTCTGTCGTGCATGCTACAATACATTTTTTATATGTATTGCTAGCCATATTAATAACTTTATGTAAAATTTCAGGAGGTTGACTTTCCACTTCAATGACTACTATGGCTTCTGGATCCTTGGCATTGTTAGTCCATTTATAATCGATTCCTAGAACCGTCATCATGTCCTGTATTACAGATGTGCCTCTCCAGAGACCAGAAGTAAAATCTTTTATATGGCGGCTCAACCTGTTTATCATAAGTTTATTTCCAGGAAGAGTGTCGTAGTATAATTTATACGTCATTTGCTGCCTTTATCCAATCCATTTGTATTTATGAAAAAACAAATAAATCATCAAAAGTAGTGTCAACGTTGGTATTAGATTCTAAATCCCACTTAAGAACACCAAGCAAGTTTTCGATTTTTTTGTCTACTAGTGTTTTTTGCATTTCTTTGTCGTCAAACGGCAATTGTTTAAACCAATCTGGCAATCTTAATTCGTCAGTAGGATAAGCGATACTAGTAAAGTTAAGAGGGTTTGATTTAAGTTTACAAACAACTACTTTCATCCCATCTACTAGTTTCATCGAATGTTGATCGTTATTAAGTTCACGTAAATAATTCCAATTAATTGCGGCTCTTACATGACCTGGCATATTGGCTTTTCCTGTTTTGCTTCGCTTTTCTAACTCTTCGTAATACGTGATTTTGTTTGCACTTTTAGGGCTTCCTTTTGTCCAACCATCTTGCGCATTTAACTCGTTTTTGAAATCTTTAATTTTTTCAATAACTTCTTCCCTTGTACCACCTGCCAAAACTAATTCTAATACAGACATTAAAAATTCTTGCACATATTTGGGAGTATCTGCTCGCTTTAAATCAAGTCCCATTGCTTTAATTTCGCCAGGCTTGTCTATATCTGTGCGTTTGCCTTCTTTATCGATAATGTTAATTGCATATCTCTTTTTAGTAATAAACAAACTTCTATCGCCAACTACCTCTCTGCCCGATTGAATAATCTCTCCATTTTTTCTAGGACAATGAAATGCTTGCTCCATGAATGTAGGGAACGTATCATTTGCTTGCTCTGAAATACTATCATATAAGGCGATAGCGGTTTCTTTGTTCCAGTCGATTTCTCCTTTTTCGATTTGCTCTTTAAGAGCAGGATATGCTGTAAAGTAGGCGCTATCAGTATCACCATATACAATAGCACTGCCATCGTGTTCATATTTGCCTACAATAATTTCATTAACAGCAGCCATCATGTGTTTAGTAATTTGTCTGCCAGTCAGTGTAACAGATTGTCCTAAACGCTTATCGTAAAATCTACAATGTTCATTTAACAATGCGCCATATGCTGAGTTAAGCAAAATTTTACGAACTAACTGACGCTTATCGTAATATTCAAATTTGTCAGTTCCATATGCATCTCGTGCTTGTTTTTGGATGGATTGTCGTTCTGTGTACCAACGCGACAACAATCCAGGAATCACGCCTTCTTTTTCATAAGTAAAGATTGTTCCATTTGCCGAAAGAATGTAAGGCTTGTGACTATCAAAAATCATTTTCCAAATTTCTGCGGCTGACATTTCTTCTGTTCTGCCATCTGTATAATCGATAGTCAGCATAGTTCCTTTTTCTTGATTCATAATCGCAGTGTATTCAAGCGAACCAAATAAGTTTTCCCATAGCACTGAACCAGTTACTGCGTCGGCATCATCACCGTTTTTCTTTTTACGTTTTTGTTTTGTTTAGAGATGTGCTTTTTTCTTGCATGTAACGTTCAGTTAGTGTTTGACGAACTTGTCCCACAATAGTTTCAGGAGCCATATTAAGTGCCCTGATCGTAGAAGGATATAGTGAGTTAATATCGACGGCGCCTATCCATTCATGAATTCCTTTCTTTGGATATGCTACATATGCTCCGGCTGCCGGCGAAGCGTCTTCGTCTGAACTTTTGCGTTTTTTATCTGGAACAACTACCCCGCGTTCATGCGCCTCGTTCATAATAGCCATTTCAATCATAGCTACCGAACCCATAGCAGTTGGAATTAGTACAGTGTTTTCATGTGCTATTGCATTAGCTAAATCTAAAAACTTTAGTTTTTCGTGTAACCTAGCAACCAGCATAGTGTCTTGTCTGTTATATCTAATAAACTCTTTGAAGTCTTTATTATATAATTGATCTAATGTTCCTTCATATGGAGTTTTTACATCACCTAACTCCATTTCTGAAATGGCATCAAGAGAATAGCTGTGCCTAGATTCATAATTATACTTTTTGTATAGTTGAAGATAATCCATATGAATTCTTCCAACTAAGTCAAAAGTTTGTTCTTCTTTGCCAAATCGTTCGTAAGTTCTCATTTTGGGCATTTCTCCCATCAAACAAAACTTACGAGTATCATCTTTACTCATAATTCGTGTTACGCGATTTACAAGATACGGAATATCAAAGCCTTCTGAGTTCCAGCCAGTTAATACATCTGCATCGTCAATCAGTTCAAAAAATGTTTCGAACATTTCAACTTCATTTCTAAATAAAAAAGTATTTGGAAACTCAGAAATTAGTTCTTGTGCAGTCTCATCGCTCATGTGCTTAGGAGGAATAGCTAAGCATATTAGTTTATCTAACCAATCTAAGTATAATGCGATTGCTGTAACCGGGCTAAATGGATCATTAGTAGGAGCAAATCCTCTTTCAGCATCAAAATCAACTTCAATATCAAAAAACGCTGTGTGCAGTTTAGGAGGTTCTGCATTTAAATAATTTTCACTCAAGCACCTGAATACTACAGGGATATCACTTTCAAACAAGTTTTTGTTACTGTGTATTCTTTTTTCTTTTTCATATTCCGATCTTTTTTTAGTAGAAAACCTAGAGACGGGGTCGCCAAAAATACTACGATGTTTTCCTTTAGGATCATCATAGTAAAATGTATATGTTGCAGGATATTCCTGGTAATGGCGAATCCCGTCCGTTGAACGTTCTACTACAAAAATCCGATCTTTGTCTCGGTTGTAAATAGCATCAACGTAAGACATTAATGAGTTTTACCTACAGTCTCCAAAATAGTATTCAGTTCTTCATTTTCTTGGTTTGTTTCAGATAATTTTGATTTATGTGCAACTCTAATTGCTTTTTTCAAAACACTGGGTTTGATTTCTAATTCTTCTGCAATTGCTTTAACAGTATCATTTAATCCTTCGTTTAAAGAATCAATCTCATGCATTACTGACATGCCTTCATTAATCAATTGCGTTAGTTTAATTTTTCCTTCGTTGTTAAAAGTTCTGCTCATTGTATTTCCTTTTGTAGTTGTTGAATTTCATCTTTGATTTTTAGTTTTTTCTTTTTAAAATAAACAATGTCTTCTTGATAAGCATAATTTTGTTCCATCAATTGCACTTGCTTATCTAGTTTAGAATGTTCATTTTTTAACCATTCTAGCCTATCTGCTTTTTTCATAGTATTCTCCAAGATGTTGATACATTATAAGTGAATTTAGTAGAGAGGTCAAGCAATTTGGTGCCCAATAGAAAATCATAGTAGCATAATTACTTATACTAGCAACGAGAGATATTAACTTTTATTGGAAAATGTGAGGATTTTTCTTGCCGTAAATCTTGATATATTTTCCAGAAAGCATGTCTGCCATAGCCTCAATTGGGCTACCTGGATAACTATCGCCGGGGTCAATCATACCCAATTCATGTTGACGATAATGAACTAATTCGTGAAAAACGGTTCTTAAGATGTCAACTAAATTTCTATTGTTAGCGTAAACCCAAATTTTATCGTCATCTAACACAAATTGCCCTGTTGCAGGATTTGATTGTGCTTTATCTGTATCTAAACTTAATATAACTCTTGGAGGATTTTTTATACTCATGCGTTTGCATGCCCAAGAAGCAAACTTAGAAACTTCGTCTTGTATTACAGGATCAACTTCTTCTTCGAGTTTACTTTTTAGTTTGCTTTGGATCCAGTCGCTGTAATTTCTTTTTTGCAGAGAGGGCAACCTTTGAGTAAGGTCTTCGTAATCTACTTTGGGCGCAAATTCATCTGCTTTCATTTTGGATCCATATATTAATTAGTGCTCACTTTTACTTTAAGGGTAGCGAATCCTAAAGTAGCGCAGAAGCCGCGCAGTAACCCTAACGGTCCTAGGGTAAAATTCTTATTTCATTTCTCTTAACGAACCAATAAGATTGTCAGTCACGCCATATTGTTTTTTCATTAACTGTCTGGCTTGAAACAAATTTTGTGCAGTAACAGTTACATCCATATTACCAGTATAAGTAGGCATTTTAACAAACACTCTAGCTATGTATACTTTGTATGGCTTTACTACTTCTGCTACTCGCATAATTTAATTTTTAACGTTTTTTGCCTTGCCCCTACGATTTTTGTTAGGGTCTTTTTTACGCTTACGCTTTACAGCACGAGCAATACCTGCTTTACCGTCTTTTTTGCCATCATTATTTTTATCAGCATTGCGAAGACTAGCTGCCTTGCTTTTGCTTAAACACTTGGGCTTAGCACTGCCTTTGGTGTCGCCACATTTACCAATGCGCTCACCTTTGCTGTTGTAGGCGTCCCAGCCTCCGCCGCCGGCGCCACCTTTCTTGCCTTTGCCGAACCAGTCACGTAGGTTTTCGTCTAATTCTTCTTCACTGCTTTCTTGTGCGCTTTCTTTTTTAACACAGTTAGGTACACGTTTTCCAAACATAGTTTTCATGCCTTTCTTTTCGTAACCTTTCCAGCACCGTGTTCCTTCTACTATCTCTTGAATTCTCATTACTATTCCTTTATGTTGCCTGAATAAAAAATTTACGTTCAGGATTAAATCCTTCTTCGATTGGATTTCTGCTTTGCCAATCTAAACTAACATCATCTTCTTTGATGGGTCCGCCTTTGGCCCAAGTTCGACAAGTACGCGCACTATGACATTTAAAATGATGCATCCAGCAATAACCTAAATGCCCGTCATCATCACTAATTTTTCCCGGCATACATTCTAACATTCTGGGAGAAATATCAAAGGCTACACAATTACCGCATAAAGATTTTTTTGCGGCTTTAACTGTAGTATCCCAGTGATCTGCTAGTTCTTGCCAATAATCGCCTGGTTCATCAACATTTAGTGGACCGTATTTGATATGATCAGCCTTGATAGCACTGTCTCTGTTTTTTGTATTAAGTTCCAAATCTTGTGTTGGCGCTGGACAACTTTCACCCTCATCTTCAGATACTCTTCTGCAACTTCCTGGCGCATATTTTTTAGTACCGGGAACTCGCTCGTACCCGTCCCAACAAGTTTCTGTGACAAATTCTTGTGCTCTCATTTTTTCTTACTCTTGTTACCCCAGTTTTTAGCACCCTTCTTTCTGCATTGTACTAAAGCACCAGAAGCGTAAGCACTGGGCCATACTTTGTAACGTGATTTTACCTTATGATAACAAGCGTCTTTTTTAGTTTCATCTAATTTTGATGTTGAAAATTTAACAATTTTTTCAAAATTTTCTTTGCTTTCAGCACCCAATGTTTGCATCTTGTCTTTTAATTCAGGCTTAGCATCCATGTACATTTCAATAAAAGCAACTATGTCTCCCATTGGAAATTTGCTTTCACTACCATCTTTAAATTTTATAGGGTAATTCCCTTCAACATCGACTGCTTTTTTAAGTTGCATTAAGATATGAGGGACATCATCTTTGTCTGGGTTACTATTAGGCTCTTCGTTATCGTCAAAGTCTACATCTGGCTCTTCCATATCGTCTGGAACTACCATTTCATCGTATGC